GATAGGAGACATTACGAAACAATACCTTTATGTCCTTATCATCACAGAACATCAAATGAGGCATATCATCACAATTCAAAAGAATTTACTCAAAAATGGGGTACACAAGAAGAATCATGGAAACCATGAGAGATCGCATTGAGAGAACTAGATTACAAAAACAAGATGACACGATTGATCCAATAATCACACAGTATGCAGCACAATTCTCAGCAATGAATGTGTCAAACATCACAGAAACGACCAGAGCATCACTTAAAATAGAAATAGCAAGAGGTTTAGACACAGGACAAGAGATAGACACCATTTCAAAAAACATACGAAAATCAGTCGCATTTTCATTGTGGCGATCTACCATGATTGCAAGAACAGAAACACATCAGGCAATGAATTATGGCAATCAAGAAATAATTAAAAAGTTAGGTTTGAACAAACCAATCAAAGAATGGGCATCAGCAGTAGATGAAAGAACGAGATCATGGCATAAAAATATGAATCTACTACAGGTTGGTGTTGATGATGATTTCATGGTTATGACACCAATAAGTGGTGGATCTTTTGTAGAGAAACCAATGCAATACCCTGGGGACATGAGAGGTGGACCAAGTAATGTTATCAATTGTCGTTGTTTTACATTTAACTATGATGCAGATGATGTTGTTGATTAATTACATATTTTCTTGCTAGAATACCTGTAACGAATAAAGAGGTGTTAAATATGCCAGAACTAGCAGAAGACTACTTCAATGAGGTATCTGAAGAGGTTCTTGATCTTAGTTGTGAATACAAAGGTCTTGAAACAGATGAAGATGGAAGATTTGAAGGTTATGCATCTGTATTTGGAAATAAAGACTTAGGCAATGATGTCATTGAAAAAGGCGCTTTTGCCAAATCAATCTATAAGAAAAAACCAAAAGATATAAAATTATTATATCAACACAAAACAGATGAGCCAATTGGTGTTATTGAATCAATAGAAGAAGATAATAAAGGTCTTAAGGTAAAAGGCAAATTGGTCTTAGGTACACAAAGAGGCAGAGAAACATACGAATTAATGAAGGCAGGAGCAATCAACTCTATGTCAATAGGTTATAGACTCAATCCCAAGGGATATAGCTATGATGAAAAAAACAAAAAAAGAGTAATCAAAGAAGTAGACTTAATGGAAATTTCTATGGTTACATTTCCAATGAATCCAAAAGCCAAAGTAGATAAAGTCAAAATGGCAGAGGGTACGATTACAACGAGAGATGTGGAAGATGTTTTGAGGGATTCAGGCATATTCTCATATGATCTTTGTAAATCAATAGCAAGTTACCTACATAGCAACTTCGGAGGTTTACGAGATGTAGCCGATGCAGAAGATATTGAAGGTATTAAACATATAACTAACATTCTTAAAAAATAAGAGGTAAAAATGTCAGAAGAAATTAAACCGATTCTTGAGAATCTTGGTAAATCTTTTTCAGATTTTAAAGAAGAAAATGAAAAAAGATTATCAGAAATAGAATCAAAAGGTCATGCTGATCCTTTACTTCAAGAAAAAGTTGATAAACTTTCAGAAGAAGTTGCAAAGAATGCTGAAATGAAACAAACAGTAGAGATACAAAAAAAGAATCTTGCTGAAGCTGAAGAAAAGTTAAGTAGACTAGAAAGTACACTTGCTCGACCAGAAACAGCAACATCTAAAAGTGTTGATTTACAAATGAAAGCATTTGGCTCTTATCTGAAAAAAGGTCAAGTTGATCCTGAAGAAACAAAAGCATTATATGAATCAGATGATACTCTTGGTGGATTTTATGCACCTACTGAGTATGTAACTGATTTAATAAAAACTGTAACTGAAATCTCACCAATCAGACAAATTGCAAGAGTAAGACAAACAGATAAAAGAGGTATTGAAATCCCAAAAAGGACTGGTCAATTCTCTGCATCTTTTGTTAGTGAAACTGCAACGAGAAGTGAAACAACAGGTTACACAACAGGTATGATGTCAATTGATGCACATGAAATGTCAGCAATTGTTGATATATCACAATCATTGTTAGAAGATTCAGCATTTAATCTAGAGTCAGAAATGGCAACAGAATTTGCTGAAAGATTTGCATTGCTTGAAGGTACATCATTCGTATCTGGTAACGGTGTAGGTAAACCATTAGGTTTTACAGATACAACAGCAGGTGTAGGCACAACCAATTCAGGTAGTGGCTCTGCATTGACTGCAAATGGTCTGTTAGATTTAGTGTATGCAGTTAAATCTGAGTATCTAGGAAATGCACGTTTTGTATTTTCAAGAGCAACATTCGCTAAAATTCTACAATTAGAAGATGGCGAAGGTCAAAAAATATTTCATGTTGGCTTGAATCTAGTAAGTGGTGCACCGACAACATTAGTTGGTTTCCCATATACACTAGCTACAGATATGCCTGCAATCGGAGGATCAGCTAAACCAGTTGCGTTTGGCGATTTTTCAAGAGCATATACTATCTTAGATAGAATAAACATGTCTGTATTGCGTGATCCGTATGGTCAAGCAACAGCAGGTAATATTAGATATGTTGCACGTAAAAGGGTTGGTGGTGCAGTTGTACTACCAGAAGCAATTAGACTACAAAACATTAGTGCTTAAAGGAGGCTAACATGAGAGATATTTCAAATAGAACGAAAGCTGTTACCTGTCAAGACGCTGCTGTTTTTACTGCTGATGCCAATGGTACAACAGTAGACACACAAGGCTTTGAAAGCGTAATGTTTGTCGTAAATAGTGGTATAGAAGGAGATACATTATCAGGTAGTGTGAAGTTTGATTTCATACTTCAAGAATCTGATGATGATTCATCATTCTCAGCAGTTACATCTTCAACAAGTGTGACTGAGGGAAGTGTTGATGGATCTGGTATTTTCTTAACACTAGATGCTAATGGAGAAACACCACAGACAAGTCAAATTGGCTATATCGGTGGTAAAAGATATGTAAGAGTAAAAATTGATGCTACAGGTACCCATTCAAATGGGACACCTATTAGTGTTCAAGGAATCTTAGGTAATCCTATGGATTCTGTTGATGCATAACCTTTAGCGGTAAAGGGGCAGACAGGGTAAGCTCACACTCTGTCTGTCAAGTATTAGAAGAAATATATTAAATTGGAGTAAAAATTATGCAAATTAAGATGTTACAAGATGCAGTAGGTACTGCAAATGAAAGTGGAAATGTTACAAAAACATATATGAAAGATGAAATTGTTGAATGTAATAAACCATGGCAAGAAACTTTAGCAAAAATATTTGTTGATGAAGGTTTGGCACAAGAAGTTAAAATGACAAAACCAACAGAAACAAAAACAAAAACAGCAGTAAAGAAAAAAAAGAAAGTGGTAGCAAAAAAGGGTAAATAATGGCTAGAACATTAGGTACAGATTTTTCTGCACAACTAGATAGTTCTACAATAAGACCATTTTATGCAATATCTTTTGCATTCTCACCTAATAGACTAAACCTATGGTCAGGTTATGATGATGTATTTTTTGATTCAAAGACATTTGTAGGTTCAGGAAACCTTTTAGAAATATCAAACCTAGAAGAAACACCAGATATAAAAGCAACAGGTATGTCAGTAAAACTATCTGGCATTGATTCTAATATTTTATCTGAGGTATTAACAGAAGATGTACAAGGTATAACGGCTGAGATATTTTTTGGTGTTCTTGCAACTGCTGATAATGAAACAGTGATTGTAAATGATCCATACAAAATATTTGATGGCTTTATAGATACAATGGTAATTCAAGAAAGTGCAGAAACATCTACAATAACAGTAACAATTGAAAATAAACTGATTACATTAGAAAGAGCATTATCAAAAAGATACACAGACCAAGACCAAAAACAAACATTTCCTGGTGATAAAGGTCTTGAATTTGTAGATGATCTTCAAAACAAAGTATTGGCGTGGGGCGGTGGAACAAGAAGTTGAATGTAATGTTCTAGAGATCGTACATCTATTTAGAAGATTTAATAAGTACGATCCTATATCCGATCTTGATCTATTAGATTATTTACGACCATTCTTAGAAACAAAACAATTTAAAATATTTAAAACCAACGGTTATATCACAGGATATGTAAGCTATGCCTATTTTGATGATCTCAACCAACATATTTTTAAAAATACAGGAGTATCAAGAAAACTCAAAAGTGGTGATAACATTTGGGTTATTGATTTGGTATCTTCAGAAAATGTAAAATATAAAGTTAAATGGATAGCCAATTATTTTGCAAAAAAACATGGTGCAAATGTAAAGATAAATTATTTAAGAGTAGACCAATATAACAATATTGCTACAATTACATCAAAGCTAACGAAGGAATATCATAAGAAATGGGCGGAGTAGTACGAAGTATAACAAGAACACTAAGAAGAATAGTTAATAGTGATCTTGGACAAATAGCATTACATATAATGACTGGGAATGCTTTTTATGCGCAAGCAATAACATATGGCGTAAATGCTTTGGCACCTAGCCCAAGGATAGCAAATTCATCTGTTTCACAAAACGCCTATTCTTCACAATTAGACAATAGACAATTAATGATTAAACAACCAATCATATCAAGGGATATTGTATATGGGTCTAGTAAAAAGTCAGGTGGTATCTTGTTTATGGAAACAACAGATAACGATAAAAGATTGCATATGATTGTCCAAGTTGCATCTCATGAAATTCAATCATTTGATACTATCTATTTTAATGATGAAGCATTGACATTAACTACAATCAATAACGATTCAGATGGTTTAGCAAGACAAAGACCAACTTCTCCTGATAAATACGACAAACAATCTGACTTTAGAGGATTACCCTTGTTTCTCATTTATACAAGACAAGCAGTAGAAATAAAGAAACATTTAGGAGCTGATACACAATTAGCTGACCATGATTTAATAGAACAAGTAAGCAAGTGGACAACAGAGCATAGACTAAGAGGAATTGCATATCTTTATATACAAATGGATTATGATGCAGACATGTTTCCTCGAGGTGTACCAAATATAAGTGCTGAAATTAAAGGCAAAAAACTTTTCGATTTTAGAGATAATTCTACAGCATTTTCAAGTAACCCTGCTCTATGTATCTACGACTATTTAACTGATACGAGATTAGGGTTAGGAATAAGCAGAGATAACATTGATACAGCATCATTCATTACAATGGCAAATTTATGTGATGAAAATGTAACTAAAGCAGGTGGTGGCACAGAGAAACGATACACATGTAATGGTATCGTATATAGTGATATACCACCAATGAATATTCTTGATTTCTTGCTCACATCATGTCTTGGCGTATTATCTTATTCAAATGGTAAATTTACATTAAAAGGTGGTCAGTTTGTATCACCAACAATAACACTAGATGAAAATGATTTTATTTCACAAATAACAGTACAAACAAAACAATCAAGAAGAAATATATTTAATACCGTAAAAGGTGTATTTACATCACCTGAAAGCGAATGGCAACCTTCAGATTACCCAATGGTTACAAGCACAACCTTTGTAGATGCAGATCAAGAAGTTATATTTGCAGATGTACCACTTCCCTTTACAACATCAAGTATAACAGCTCAAAGAATTGCAAAAATTGTATTATTCAAAAACAGAGAACAAATTTTATTAAAGGCAAAATTGAACATGAAAGGGTTCAAATTACAGGTAGGTGATACCGTTAGAATTAATAATACAAGGTTGGGATTTACGAATAAGATCTTTGAGGTTATAGAATGGATATTTGATTCAAACCCAGATGCAATTGGTATTAGGGTAATGTTAAGAGAAACATCATCATCTGCGTATGATTGGAATGCAGAAGAATCAGAATTTACCTCAAACAATACAACATTACCTCGTGCAGATACTGTTTCAATTCCTGCTATCGTTGTAACAGATGAATTAAGAATTTATGCAGAAACACCAATAACGGTATTAAAAGTTGTATGTTCATCTAGTCAAGGTACAACAAATGAATTTGAAGTTGAGGCAAAAAATACAAATGAAACAGGAGCAGAATTTATTACATTAGGTAGAAGTAAGGGAAATATATTTGAATTGGTAAATGCACAAGATGGTGCTATATATGAAGTTAGAGCAAGATCAATCAATGCTTTTAATGTTCATTCTGAATTTATAACAACATCACATGAGGTTATTGGTAAAACAGCACCACCAAGTGATGTAACTAATTTTTCAACAAATGTAATAGGAGATTTTGTGCATCTTAATTGGACACCTGTTCCTGATCTTGATTTATCTCATTATGTTATAAGGCATACATCTGATACATCATCTGCAACATTTCAAGAAGGTAGTATTGTAGCCAAAAAGGTAGGAAAACCTGCAAATAGTATAGTTTTACCTGCACAAACAGGTACGTATATGATTAAGGCAATTGATGTGATCAATCTTGAATCTGTAAATGCAACCAAATCTGCGATAATACTAAATAGAATTAATAATGATCTTAATGTTGTTACTACATCTACACAAAGCCCCAATTTCACTGCAGGTACATTAGGTACAGATTTAGAAATTGTTACAAGAGATGGTACAAAATTTCTTCAATTAATTGAAGGTATACTTTTTGATGATACAACAGGTAATTTTGATGATGCCACAGGTAATTTTGATGATGGAGGCAATACCTCATCATTCAATAGTGAAGGTAATTATGATTTCCCAGTTATTGATTTAGGGGCAATATATTCAAGCAGAATCACCATAAGCACCACTTTTACTAGATTTGATACGGCAACATTGTTTGATGCAATAAATGGCAATTTTGATGCGAGAGAAGGCTTGTTTGATGGCTCTTATGATGATAATAACGATATAAATGTAGAACATTTTATTTCTGTTTCAAATGATAATTCTACGTATACAGATTTTAGAAGTTATCAATTAGGCGAATATAAAGGTAGATATATAAAAATACGAACACAATTGCAAGGTTTTGTATCAAGTGTAACACCTGCAATAAG